GCCTCTTCGTAGGCCTTAATATAATCGTCTAGTGTGTTCATGATTTCTCCTTAATCGCTTTTAATAGGTCAAGCACAATTTTATTTTGAACAGTTGCAAACCATTGTTCCTCGTTTGAATCACTATAAAAGTTATCTAAAGCTTTAGTGCTTTTGAATGGCCCAAACCAATGGACGCTATCATTTACATAGAAACAAGTAGCGTGGATCTGATAAGTTTTCATTACTCGACCTCCTCTGCTCTTTTGTCTAGCTCACGGTTGAGAATCTCATAGACCTCCTCAATATCAATCTTGAGGCCTTGGACCGTGTCCTTGTCGAGGTTGGTCATTTCTGCCATTTCCTCTAAAAAGTCAATAAATTCCCCTGTGGTGATTCTCGGGAAACTCACAAAACCCTCAAAATAATCTATAAAAAGATCTTCGTTGGACTTCGCAATTGCTTCAAGGGTTATCGCATCAGGCCGACCATCTGACGTTGTGGTAGCGTGATCATTGATTTCCCATAAGAGGTCAGTAAAATTGGTGTCGAGAATTTTGTCTCTTAAATTCTCATAAAAAATCTCGTTAGCGTGGTGACTCATAAAAACTCCTTATTGATTAACTATGGTTCCATTATGCACGTTGGGCAATCAAAAGTCAAGCGTTTTGTCATTGAAATTTACTATTGCCTCCATAGTTTTTCTCAATCGCTCTCGCACTCGAATGAGCACAAAAAAAGGGCGCCACCACTAGTGCGACCCCCACGTTTTGACACTTTCCCCCACGAAATTACCCCCATAACTTATACACTATTCTCCCAATAAAATTAAAAGTGCCTGTAAGGCGTCGCCTGATACTTCGATAATCAAAAAAATATCCATTTTCCCCTCACTTATTCGTAAAAAATTTTTCTGGAAACGTATACTCATCAACCTCAGCGTTTTCTTTAGATTTGACGATGAGATTATCGAATTTATGGCCATCGATTCCAGTTCGTAGAATCGCTTTGCGAATCTCTACTTGTTGCTGAGGCGTCAAAATATCTGACTCATTCGAGAATAAACGATTGAGCAGGACTTTGTAATTTTGAACGGTGTAGTTTTTCATATAAAACATATTTTTCTCCTAATCTTTAACTTAGGTCCATTATATGTAATTCTGCCTGAATTGTCAAGCGTTTTTTTGGAAATAATCTTAGAGAATTTGACGCCCTTATGAATCACAAGAGCGTCAGCTATTTTTTTCGCTTGACTTTTCATACATTATACTTTCTATAAATGTTGAAGGTCGTAGCGTTTTCGAGCGTGCAGTACCCTGCTTCACGCTTTTCGATCTTAGATTTGCCACGATAACGAGCACGTGCCTGCCCTCTCATTACACGAATTAAAGCACGGTGAAAGCGATAGAAAATAGAGAGCGAATAGCGGTGCGGACTCTGACTTTTTGCGACTCGCATAATATCGCCTAATAATTGCAATTCGTTTTGCTCTTCGTATTCATCGCCGAACCCTGCGATCAAATTAGAAGCGATAGCGATATTGATACGCTTGAGCAGATTAAATTCTGCTTTGTTCAGGAAATCAATATCTGGAGCGCCAAATTTAAATCTATGGTCGACCTTTACAGCGCCGTACTTAGAATGGGTTAAAATTTTGTTGACCATGTTTTTCTCCTAAAATGATCGTGTTAAAAAAACTTGAGAAAGTTCCAGTTTAGATTCCAGTAAACTTTCGTTTTTCAGTTAAATTCTAATCTAATGCAGTTAAATCTAACTTTCTCAATCTATGGTTCCATTATACGGCAAATTGCCCGAAATGGCAAGCGTTTTTTACATACAATTTACAATTACCGCCCTCTGATAAATTTCGTCTTGAGGCACTACTCGACCAACGTCTTTTCCACCCAACCATTTGTTTATATGTTTTGATGTAGTGGTCGAATAAAACTTATCTGTCCGAAACTTGCCATTAAAGTCCTCGCCCGCTACAGGCGTTTCGTATGAATACAGAAGCACCGTTCCGTGCTTTTGTGCGATGTACATATTTGATGCTATCTGTACTGCTCCGACTCGATTTGTTTTTAATTTTCTACGCATTTGAAACTCCATTTAATTGACTATGATTCCATTATATGACAAGGTTGCCGAAATGGCAAGCGGAAAATTCATTCTTTTTCCGCTATTTCATTGGCCGTTAATTTGTAAACGGCGTGAATATCTTCCCTCGCTTCTGCGACTACTTCCCATATTTTGTTACGAACACGAATAGAGATAGTATCAAGCGCTCTCGCAGATCGATTAAGATCTGCACCTTTCAGGGCGTTTAAAGCATCAGTAAGGCGCCATTCGACCTGACGCTCTGCCTTTGCGGTAATATCGTCCAGGACCATATCAACATCAAGTATCACGTCCTTAACTTCTTTTTTTACTGTATCAAAATCACTCATCAAAACTCCTTTTTAATTGACTATGATTCTATTATGCAGGCAAAATGCCCAAATGTCAACAGCTTTTTTAATTTTTTTCTTGTCTCCAAAAAACAACACCCCCGCTTGACATTTCGCAAACGAGGGTGTATGCTGTAAATGTAGTATAAAAACTACACTATTCTTTATTGTTGTCTTTTAACAACAACGGGAGGGTAATTGGTCGCTCAAGATAATGCTTGATACGAAAGTATAATATAGTAAGTGATATAGCAAAAAATAGAAATGCTAGACCACCTAAGATCCATACTATAGTGTAGTCAGCAAGATAGTGATAATTTTCCATGTAATTCATTATTTCCACTCCGACCCGCAACCGCCGGTCAATTCTGCTCTTCTGAGTTTTTTATTTGAAAAACGCTTCATAAATTTTTTCCATTTACGGCTGGTTGAAGCAACGATTTCTTTTGTCCATTTTTTATTACTTAGATTTCTTTTCATAATATCTCCTTTGAGGTTTTCCATTAAAGTCCACATATTCCACGCACTCAAGTTCTTCAGCACTATTTTTTGTTGGACCTTGGTTCTCGCTCAGCGTGGTTCTCACTTCTGCAATTTTGTGGTTCTCGCTCTTGCTGGTTCTCACTTCTCGCTTTTTCTGGTTCTCGCTCTTCTGTTTTCTCATCATTGTTTGATACTGGTTCTCGCTAAACAGGCTTATGTTTCTCATTTTTCTCCTCGTGTAAATTAAAAATTTGTTGTGCTTTTCGTATTACTTTTTTATCATGTAATGGCAAATGAAATCCTGTATCACCGTTCCAATCTGCAAAAGCATCATCATAAAAATTTATTTTACAATCAAAAGGATTTTCTTTTTGTAACTCTGCGAGCTCATTTGCCCACTTCTGCCATGTATCATCTGAAATGATTGGTTTATCTAATCTATAATAAAGATAAGAATGTACCAACATTTGAGACCTACGCTGGCGGATAATTTCTTTAACTGTTCTTTTCATTGATTTTCTTTATGTCTACCCAACAATTAAAAATTTCCGTTGCTTCAAACAGGCCAATGCCAAAAAAGTTTTTAATTACAACGGGCGTCCTAGTAATATGAATATCACCAATTGAATCCATTTTATCACAAAATTCAAAAACTTCCTTAATTGTAGGACCGTATGTGCGATTCGGATTATTTTTCTCTGAATAAATCCTGCCCATGATTGCCTCTACCTCTGCATCAATCTCTTCGTTTGTGCCGTGTATTTCTTTTAAATTTAAAAACGTCATAACAAACTCCTTATTAATATACTGCAATACTAACATAAGGTTGCCGAATAGTCAAGCATTTATTTGTTGTAAAAATACAACTAGCCACCGACTCTCTGGAACGACCCATTTACAAACTGGTAACTTTCTGTATATTGATCGCCTACGGGCGCCTCCTTGACGCTCTCCTCCATTTCCCAACCATCATATATGGTCTCAACATGGTCATATAGGTCTTGCAAGTATTTCTCATTACCGTTCACCATTTTTCTGCCCTTTCATAGTTATCAAATAAATCATAGTCTCCAACGTCACCACGAATCTCTGGAACCTCTACTGCAAATTCCTCTTGTGATACGTCATTATATTCCAGACCCTTGTTATAGGCGGTCCTACTCTTGCTTGACTTTTTACGGGTCGCAGCTCCTTCGGGTGTTTCGTGATATTTTAATAATTTTTCTCGCCTAATGTCTTTATCTTTTTGTGTATGCACTCTAACATTAGCACAAGAGCGTGAACAATAAGTGCCCTTTTTGCGATGGTCTTTACCGCATCGAGGGCACTTTTTTATCATTGTAGTGTAGACTTTTTCTCAAATTCACCTGTTGCTACATCAGCAATTAAGTTATCAAATTCAGTATTGAATCCATTTGCCTTGCTGTGCATCATCAGTCTAGCTAAAACAACACCCATAATTACAGTAATGGGTGCTCTCGTTGACATAGATTGTAATACATCATCAATCTCTGTAACTAATTCTTCGATTGGTAATTCAGGTTTTTTGTTCATTATCTTTTGTTTCTTTTTCATACTTTTCATCTTCATGTTTTAATTCTGTAAAGTAACTGTCAATCAAATCATTCTCTCCATCATAGTCGTGCCAACTGTAATTATTTGGCCATGATGTATCATCGGGCATTGAGTTTCTCCTTAGTTTGTATTAATGTAATAGTCTCCTGTGAATTGATTAACTAAGCAAATAGCGAGGTCTTCTGCCTCTTCTTCCCATGGTTCATCTTTTCTCACTTGACCCTTCCATGTATTTAGTGAGTCATCGATTTCATTTTTTAGGTATTGTTTAATATGTACCATCTCATGTGCGATAGTATCTAACAAGTCCCTTTTTGTTTGTTTTGTTCGTAGTCGAATAAAAAAATGCTGGCTCTCATTACGCCAGCACAAACCCTGTACACTCATTTTATTTGAATATGTAAAGTCTATCAATATACCATCAGGCAACCTCAACTTATCACTAAAGAAAGAGATTGCCTCATAGTATTGTTTGCCTATGCCACGAACTAACATGGCACCATTTTACTTCATATTGTCTAAGAAGTCAAGCGCTGAAGCTTCCCATGTCCACTTTTTTGCCGAAAAATGTACTGAGTCTCTTGATAGATTAATTGTTTGTTGTAACTTATCTTCAAGTCTACCATGCAGGCCATATTTTTTATCAAAATGGACTAAACATCCATTTACGCCTTCTTCTATCACCTCCAGAGGCCCAGGTTCCGCATATGCGAGAACAGGAGTGCCACAAGCAATCGCTTCTAACAATACAATACCAAAAGTATCTGTCTTAGATGGAAATACAAAAGCATCGGCACTTGCAACAACCTTAGCAAGACTTGCACCTTGTAGTTTGCCTTTGTACTCTACATGAGGATATTTTTGTTTCAGTTCTTTTAAATATGGCCCATCACCAACTAAGACCTTATGTGGGTGAGGTAGTTTGCAAAACTCTTCTAAGTTTTTTTCTTTTGTAACCCTTGATACACAAACAATATATGGCCTGTGTAGTACCTGTCTGAACTTAGGGTTGAATAGATTATGATTGACCCCTCGTGTCCAAACTTTAAGTCTCTTAAAACCTTTTTCTTTAAGTTTGTCTATCATACCTTGTGTTGGTGTCATTACACATTTTGATTTCTTATGAAACCAACGAAAATATGGATAAAACAATTTTGCTGGTAGTTTCGTATATGATTCAAGGTATTCTGGAAATCTTGTGTGATATGAGGTAGTATATTCAAGACCTTCTTTATCTAAAATTCTTTTTGCATACAGACCAAGAGGACCTTCAGTTGCAATATGTATTTTATCTCCGAAATAAGCTCTACCCAATATATAATTTCTGTATATTTCTGGGTTCCTCATTAACTCTATTTCTTTATAGAATGGCAGTCTAAACATTTTCCAATAGTTGGTCGGCGAGCCATTTGCAAAACACAACCATTTTGGATGATAGACTAATACTTTATGACCTTTATTCTCTATCTCTTTAATTAAGTTTTCGTATGTTCGCACCACGCCATTTACTTGCGGTGCCCAAGCATCTGTGATTATGAGTATGTTCATTTTAGTATTGTGTTTAGAGCTTCTATTTGCTCTAAAATCTCCCTGTGATTAGTTACGTTTACAGGATAGCATTTTGAACCGTGATATTGTGAAGCGACCTGTTCACAATGTTCTTTAGTTTGCATCACTCCAAGGATTTCTATGGGCTTTAAAAAATAAACAAACACGCAAGCCCAGATGATTGTATTCATGTTTTAATTAAAATTTTATTTTTATCTAACTCACATCCACCACGATAGTCTGGTTCTTCCAGATACTCTAATGAACTGTCTTGACACCTATACACACAATAACGCACATATTTTCGGCCATTATAATCTCTGTGAACACCTACTAACCTGCATTGAGAGTAGGCATTTATTTGTGGTATATTTGTTTTATTGATTTCGGATGCGTGTAGATAACCATAGCGTGTTTGTAGTATGAGTATTAATACAAAAAACAGACCAACTATAATGGCTGTAATCAACGCTAAGTTTTTAATTAACTTTTTAAGGTAGTCCAATATACTATCTCCCATTCGCCATTTTCATGTTCAACTAGGGCAGAACAACTTTCTACCCAATCACCATCATTCATGTATATTATATCATCAATTTGTTTTATTTGTGGCGAATGTATATGGCCGCAGATTACTCCTTGGTAACCCTTTTTACGGCAGTAATTGGTGATGTTCTTTTCAAACTGGAAAATAAAGTCAACTGCCTTCTTGACACGCTGTTTAAGATAACGGCTGAGGCTCCAGTAATTAAAACCCAACCGCCTACGAATAGAGTTAAAGTGAGTATTAAGATTAAGAACGAAATCATATGCTTTGTCTCCTAAGATTGTAAGCCACGGCGCAAGTCTTGTGATGCCATCAAACATATCACCGTGTACGACCAAGTATTTTTTACCATCAACTCCAACATGGCAGGCATGATTAAGTAATTCCACATTGCCGAAATGTAAACCGTATGGTATGAGTGGTCTGAAAAATTCGTCATGGTTTCCCGTTAAATAAACTACTTTTGTTCCTCTTTTTGCGTGGCCTAATATTCGTCTAATTACATTGGTATGGCTTTGTTGCCATCTCCATTTATTTTGTTGTATTTTCCAACCATCTATGATATCTCCGATAAGATATAGGTTGTCGCATTTATTATGTTTCAGGAAGTTATTTAGGAGTTCTGCCTTACAGGACCGTGTGCCTAGGTGAACATCACTAATAAAGATAGACCTATATTTCATGCCTTAAAGCTGGATCAAGATTGAAAACGTAATTTAAAAAAATACAGGCCAAATCTTCATTATTATAATGTCTAACAATGGTTTGGCCTGTAATCGTAGAGGTGATAACTAACAGAATATTACTATCGTTATAGCAAGAAAACTTTATAGTCCAGTTATCTCTTGTAACTGGTTTCCAAAATCTAGTTTGACTTGCTACCTGTATAAAACTTTTCGATAGAGGTTGTCTCGAGGAATTTCTTTGCATTTTCTGTTAGTGTGTTAATGGTCTCAACGTATTTATCTTGAACGCCATGTAACTCTTTCACGGATGCAGCTTTCACCGCATTAGCTGTTTGATTGAATACAGAAAGGTTGAAATCTATTGCCTTAATTGTTAAATCAGTAAACATAAAAGTCTCCTATAAAAAAAGTATTTATAATCCAGTATACTGCAATGCACAAAAGAGTGGGGCAAATGTGATATATTTACCCATTATTTTTGATCTTTATCGGATACATATTGGTGTCCGCTTTCAGATAAGAACCTAAGGTTCTTTTTAGATATCTTACACATAATCCAATCGTTGTAAAAGTCTTCCCTTTCAAGAGCTTTGGCCATCATTTGTTCTTTAAGTTCAAGGTAAGCACAATCACTTCTGTTTACGCATAAATGCAGGACTTCTCTTATAAAGTTTTCTTCACCAAGTCTTTTTACATCTTCAATCAGTTTATCATTTGACCCCCAATAGGTTGGCCAATCGGATGGTTTTCTGGTCTTCTTTCTTTTACCCTTTACTTGGCGATACCCTGCCTTGGTAAAAAACTTCTTACCAATATACCTTTTCTTTTCTTTGAGATTGTGTATACAATAAACAAACCCATAATATTTTTCGGCGTCATCTTCTGTAAGGTCACGCCCATTCCATTGCCAAGTCATTCTTCTTCTATATCGTCCTCTTCATATTGTAGATAAGAGGAACAAAATGGACAATATGTTGGATCCGATTCTGTCCCTCTTATGCCGTACTCTATTGTGAATTTTGAATCACACTCTTCACACTCATAATCTAATAACTTCATTTATGCAGCCTTGCCCCATACGTCATCCCACTTACCTTTGAGAGCACCCTTTGCATAATCGGTCGCACGATTTTCAAAAAAGTTTGTGTGTGTTGGTGCATTAATCATTTCTTCAACCCATGGTAATGGATTTCTTTTCACTTTGTAATGACCTTTGAGACCTAAACTAATTAATCTACGGTCACAAATGTATCGTATATACTTCTTTACATCATCAGCTGTAAGATCCTCCATTGGCCCCATTTTAAATGCAAGGTCAATAAACTTATCTTCCAATTCCACCATTCTTCTCGCTATGTGATATATTTTAGATTTCAAATCGTCATTCCATATTTCACGGTTTTCTTCTATATATGTGCGGAATAATTTAATCATAGATTCAGCGTGTTGTGTTTCATCTACAATTGACCAAGTGATAATCTGACCCATGCCGGCCATTTTACCGTGTCTTGGAAAGTTTAATAACATAATGAAAGAAGAAAACAATTGCATACCTTCTGTAAATGCGGAGAATACTGCAATATGTGTAGCAGTAGATTCTTTTGTACCATTCTTTGATGCAATATCTAAAACGTAATCGTGTTTGTTTCTCATCTCTTCATAATCTGCAAACTCTGAATAGGTAGACTCTGGCATACCAAGAGTTTCAATCAAATGTGAATAGGCCGCAATATGTAATGCTTCACGAGCTGTGAAACCGGCCAACATCATTCTAATTTCTGGTTGTGGAAAATATGGTAAATAATTCTTTACATAACCACCAGCAACGTCTATATCACCTTGCGTAAAGAATCTAAAAATATGTGTGAGAAATTGTTTCTCTTCACTTGATAGTTTGTGTTTCCAATCTTTTACATCTTCTGCCATTGGTACTTCTGTGTGTAACCAATGTGATTGCTCATGCTTTAACCACGCATCATAAGCCCATGGGTACATAAAAGGCTTGAAGTAATTCCTTTCTTCTCTTAACATAAAAACTCCTAAAGTGTTTCTTGATTTACTTGAATAGATTTATTCTTATAATCTTTAATTGCAGCTTTGATAGCATCTTCAGCCAAAATAGAACAATGTATTTTTACTGGTGGTAATGACAACTCTTTTGCTATCGCTGTATTCTTTATTTCTTCAGCATCTTTTAAGTTCTTGCCTTTTACCCACTCGGTAATTAAACTACTACTTGCAATTGCGGAACCGCAACCGTATGTTTTAAACTTTGCTTCTTCAATTATACCATCATCACTTACTTTAATTTGTAACTTCATTACATCGCCACAGGCAGGTGCACCGACCATACCAGTACCAACTGATGGGTCACTCTTATCAAGTGAGCCAACATTTCTTGGATTATTATAGTGATCTAATACTTTGTCTGAGTACGCCATTTTTCTAATAATGCCTTTCTGTGGTTTTCTGCTTGTTGATAGGTGTCAAATGGACCTGCAAAACAACAAATATATCCAAATACCCAGTATGCGGATTTTGTTTTCACTACTTCTATTGGTAATTCTGGTGTTGAACTAACTGCCATTTAGCCCTCACAGGCTAAACATTCACTATCATCGGAAGAATCCGACTTGTTATTTAGAAAATTCATTAACTCTACATAACCACCAACATACTCACCTTGTAAATAAATTTGGGGCACGGTCTTAACTGCTCTACCCGTTACTTCAGCAGCGGTCTTACCAATTTCAGTCAAATCAATCCAATCGAATTGAATGCCTCTATTTGTAAGCTCTTGTTTAGCTATTTTACAAAAATTGCAGGTAGGTGTACCATAGACAATGTTCCTAAAACCTGCCACTCCCTCAACAACTGCTTTCATATCGAGTTCTCGGATCACCTCTCTTTCTATTTTTTTAGCTACCTTATCCGCTTTTCCAATTTTTTCTGAGCGACAATAGTAGAGTGTTTTAAGACCGTGCTTCCATGCCATGAAATGCACCGTGTGTAGATATTTTACATTTGTGTCCGGCCGAAAGAACAAGTTAATGGATTGTGCTTGATCAATGTAATTTTGTCGGTCAGCTGCGTGCTCCACGATCCATCTTTGGTCAATTTCCATACTCGTCTTGAAAATGTCCTTTTGCCGGTCATCCAGTATACCCAAGTGTTGAACGGATCCATCGTTTGCGATAATTGAACTCCATGCTTCATTATAATCTTCCTCATTTGGGCACCTTTCTTTTATTATTTTATCTAAAAATTTATTTTTATTTAAGTATGCACCAGATAAAGTATCTTGTCTATAAGCATTCGCTCTATATGGTTCTACACTAGGACTTGTATTGCCCATAATAATACTACTACTAGCATTGGGAGCAATAGCCATAAGGTGAGAAAACCTACGGCCAGTCCCAACAGCATCAGGAGCTTCTCCTCTAAGTTTACCGAGTTCCAGATTTGCTTCATCTAAACTTTTCCTTATGTGTCTAAAGATTTCCACATTTCTTGATTTTGCAAACGTGCTCTCAAAAGGAGTGTTGTTCTTTTGTAGATAAGCATGAAAGCCAAGGGCGCCAATGCCAATAGAACGCTCATTTTCAGCACTAAATTTAGCTCGAGAAACGCTAGCTGGAGCATTATCAATAAAATACTGCAACACGTTATCAAGCATCTCCGCAACGTCCCTGAGAAAAAGTGGATTATCTTTCCAATCATCGAAATACTCCAAGTTTAATGATGATAGACAACACACGGCTGTTCTATCACGGCTTGTTGGTAGAATTATTTCCGAACAAAGGTTCGATTGCTTAATACTTAGTCCCTTCTTTTTTTGGAATTCTGGCATTAAGCGATTACTTGTGTCAATGAAATGTAAATAAGGTTCACCAGTCATCATTCTTGTTTCTAATATCTTTTGCCACAACTCTTTAGCTGATATTGTATCTTTAACCTCACCTGAGTGTGGGTCTATAAGATTCCATGTATCATCAAAGTTTTTATCGACCATGGCTTTCTCTATCAACTGCATAAAGTCATCTGTGATGTTTATACCGTGATGTAAGTTTAATGTCCTTACATTTGGGTCGCCTGTTGGTTTTCTCATCTCTAAGAACTGTATAATATCAGGGTGTGATATATCAAGATAAGCTGCATAAGAACCTCTGCGAGTTCTACCTTGACGATATGCTAAACTAGAGGCGTCATATGTTTTGAGATGTGGCATAATACCAGTTGACTTGTCATCACTTGAACGAATACCAAGACCAATGCCAACACCACCTCCCAACATTGATAACCAATTTACTTCTGAGAGGGTCTCAACCAGACCTTCTCTGCTATCATGTAGATAAGGGAGAAAACAAGAAATAGGGAGGCCACGCTTACTACGCCCAAAAGATAAAACGGGAGTAGAAAAAGACAACCAATGATTACTGCTATAATCATATAAACGTCTACTATGGTCCTTATTAGACCCGAAAGCATTTGATACATAAGCGAATCTCTCCTGTGGTGATGTTTCTTCCTCCATCATGTAAGATTCTCTAAGTCTTTTAAGACCTAGAGGGTCAAACAATTTATCTTTTTCTAAATTTATATCCATAAATATTTTCTTTCTCTCAATATACTGCCCTAGTAACATTTGGAAATGTTCTTTCTATCTCTGACCAACATTGTTCTGCAACCTCCATGTGTTCTTTCTGAGTGCCATTTGACCTTCTCAATTCACAATAATGTATCCATGACCTCAAACTACCAGCCATATATAATCTACTCTCCATCATACCTTCTGGTAAAACTGCACGAGCTTGCTCTTTTGCAATACCCTGTTTAATCGCCCACTCGTATGCCTCTGTGGCATTATTCATTACAGAGGTCTGTTTCATTTCCCATTCACTCTGTAAACCCTCATCATCCGACTCTATACTGTTCTGTCTATTCTTATTATCTTGTAGTCTTGCCTCTCTAAGTTGATGTGATAAACTCTCAACTGGATTTGCATATCTTTGGCTAAACTCTTGAAACGAAAACGACCTGTGTCTAAGTATTTGTCTTGCTATATCTCTTGTTGTGTGTATTTCCATAACAACATGGACCATTTCAAATGGTGACCAATGTTTGTTTTGAATTAAATATCGTATAAGTTTTTCAGAATCCTCAAAGTTGTTTTGATTGCTGGGGTTTGATACTCTTGCCATGTAAACTATGGCCTCTTCTGCTGTTCTATCTGACAACTCTCCACGAAACGAGGACACACCTACTAAATTGACCTCACTCATACTTTTTTCCAAAAAACTAATTGATTAAATGCTCTAATACAGCAGAAGGTATTTTTACTTATAATACTTTTTATCTCTCTTTGACTATATCCAGACACTATCATCTCATTTATATCCTTTTCTTTTATAGATTGTGGCCATATCACCAGATGATGACCCTCTCTAATCGCATTGTGCATTAGTTTACAAACCTCTGCATTTCTAGGCTCATTATCAAATATGAGCACCTTATCTTCTTTATCTACATCTACCAGTTCCTTTGCAATAATTGATAGGTTAGCATCACCAGATGCAATACAGTTATCTAAGAAAAGAGAATCAAGAGGGCCTTCTACGATATAAACTACATCATCAAAGTCCACACGGTCAAGACCATATACTAACTTGTTATCATTTTCATTTGTTCTTATTGTTACATACCTGAGTATCTTATCGTTAGTTTCTAGTGACCGACCTGATACTGCAAACAACTCATCATTTTCATCATAGAATGGTATGACTAATCTTGCATCGGGCACTAACTTCATCTCATTTGTAGGCACCAATGTCTGTATAAATTTCTTATAGTCTGGCGTGAAGAGTAGTTTATTAAAATACTTGTTAGGTATCTTTCTCTTTATCGCATAGACTTTACAGAAGTGATTATCTGGTAAATCTGATAGCCACTCTGCGTGTTCAAAATCTTGTCTCTTTACTTTTCCAAACTTTGGTGATTTGATGCTATCAAACTTGGGTTCTTTAAAGTTAGAGTAACCAGACTCACCTGACTTATAGCGTTCAAGTATGAATGACTTGTATATTTCTGAATCAAACTGTTTGATGAAATTACCGAGACTAGTGCTAGCACCACAGTTATGACACCTATAAAATAAATTGTTAGATTTTGCGTAAACATATCCTCTCGCTTTCAATAAATTCTTTTTACTATCACCGCAAATGGGACACGAAAAGTTCCACAGATAATCTTTCTTTTGTTTGAAGTTTCTTAATCTATGGGAAAGTAAACGAATGTATTTGGATTCAATTGCTAACGACATAATGTAATAATATCACGAATGTGATTATATTACAAGCGTTAGTAGGGTAGACATATCTAACTTGCCTAAGAAAAATGCGGCTGTTACTGCAACACCTAGTATGAGCCATTTATATTTTTCTACTTCGGCTAAATTAATTCTTAGTTTACCTTTATCTGCTTGTTTATGGCAGGCAAGGTCATTTCTGAGACTGTCTATTCTTGAATTGATTGACGATTCTATTTGGTCTATTCTTTCATGTACATGAGTAAGTTGTGTAGGTACCTGGTCAATACGGTCATGCACCTCTCTTGCGATTGTGGTAATACGGGAATGTAATTCTTTTATGTCGCCTTCTACTGTGGTTCTATATTGTGTTTGTGCTTCGTGTTTCTCTTCATGTGCTGTCAACATCTGAAGCACATTCACATTCAACTCCTGTATCTTTTCTATTGACACAGAAATCTTTTCCGTGAGTTTACTTACCTGCTGAAATTCACCTTTCAATAGGCCAACTTCCAGCTTTAGTTGGTTGTAATCTTCAGGCATTACACTACCGCTGATAAAGCTTTTAATGCTGTTGTAATATTCGCCTGTAATGCTATTTTCAGTTTCAGTTCTTCTTCTGTTTCGTGTATGACCTGTTCAAGT